GGTTTATTTCGTTGCCGCCTGATGCGATGACTTCACAGGCCACAGCCTTAACTGCTACGGTCACTGGTGCGATGACGGGGGCTTTTGCCGTCTGGTTAGGAAGCGAAAAATGATACAGGCATTGATACCGATTGTTGGAGAGTTAGCTGGTGGGTGGCTAAAAGGTAAGGCAGCGGAGAAGGCAGCACAGAGTCAGGTCAAGGTTGCACGAGCCGAAGCGGAGGCCGAGGTGATGCGTGTCGCAGCTACGCACGAGGCGGGTTGGGAGCGTGTCATGGCTGAAGCCAGCAAAGATAGCTGGAAGGACGAGGCATGGACTATATTATTTATAGTGATCATTGCGATGTGTTTCATACCGCCGTTGCAGCCATTTGTGGAGCGTGGCTTTACTGCGCTGGAAGCCACGCCGAGTTGGTTTCAATGGGCGATGTACGCTTCAATAGCAGCCAGCTTTGGTCTTCGCGGATTGAAAGGATTGAAGAAGTGAACATTGAAAAACTAATTACTGCGTTGGAAGTTGATGAAGGTTGTAAGTTTGAAATTTATAACGATCATCTTGGTTACGCTACGTTTGGAATCGGGCATCTCGTTACCAAAGACGACCCTGAGTTTGGTCAGCCGCTAGGCACGCCAGTGTCAGAGGAGCGCGTTCGTGAGGTATTCGAGAAGGACGTTGATCGCGTCAGGCTAGATTGCTTGAAGCTCTACCCTGACTTCAACGACCTTCCCGAAGATGCTCAGCTTGTCATCGCCAACATGATGTTCAATATGGGGCTACCGCGTCTTTCTAAATTCAAAAAGATGAAAGCTGCGGTAGATGACAGGGATTGGGAATCAGCCGCTAATGAGATGGAATCGAGTCGTTGGTATCGACAGGTTCCGAACCGTGCAGAGCGTCTGATAGAGAAGATGCGACTCCTCGCCGTTCCTGTATAAGCATATTCATTGCTGCCTCTTGAAAGCGAATAGCCATTGCTTGCATTTGAGAAGGCGTCATTGGCACATCATATACTTTGCCAGAAACACTGACCTTGAGTCCGTCATCTCTTGGTATGACTAAGACTACTGGTTGATTGTCACGAATCATTGTGCGCTGAACCCCCTTACAAAAGGAATTGTATCTACAAATACAACATCATCAGCAAACGCATCGTCAGGTAAACTCTCAGATATTTTCTTCCATGCTTCTTTGTTTCTTTCTTTAATAACACGGTCATTGACGCCGTGGTTTGTGCCTTCAATGGCACCATCGACAAGGTGTCGGTTTACGTACTGCGCATATGGCATACTACTCTCCAATCAGAATGAAAGTTGCTACAAGGCCAACGAGTATAACTAAGGCAGCTCGTTGCCGAAAGCGTGATCGCCGCCGCACTCGCTTTGTAGGGAGCAGTGCGGCGGCGTACAGCCTAGAACGGGATGTCATCGGCCGGAAGCGGGGTGGCTTCAGTTTGGTGGACTGCTGGCTGTTCTTTTGCCATGCGGTCTGACAGACGAAGTTGCATGTATTTTGTGCCATCGTCTTTTTCTGCTTTCCAAGCAGCGACTCGCCGACCTTTCCATGGGCCAGTAAAGTGCGGTGCATTGGGCTTCTCCGACTCATTGTCGAACAAGGTGCCTACCTTCTGATACAGGTCGAAGATGACCCGCCCATCAGGCAGCATTGATTTGACAACGGCAACGCGTGAGTCCTCGCCGTTCTCATTGATTGGACCAGACAGAATCATCTGCTGGTTTTCGCGGGGCGGGAATGCCGCCCCACGATCCGTGTCGTCATACTGACTCAAGCAACCCTCCATACACGGTAAAAGGTCTGACCATTCTCTTTGATCTTACGGCGTGACAGCTTACCCGACACACCACCAAATCCAAAAGCCCTTACAGCGCCATCAATGCGCTGGCAGTCTTCTTCCGTATCAACTTCGATACAGTCTCCAACCTTCCAATCAGAAAGCCAAGCATACTTCTTGGTTCCCTTGGTATTCATCGGCTTGGGACGCGGGGGGATAGCGATATTAGACTTGAATATAGGCATGTTACCAACCTCCATCGTTGTTTGTTGCCTTGTTGCCGAACTCGACGACTTCTTCTACTTTTGGCTTAGTGGCAGCATTTGCATCGTCGTCTTCGGATGGGATGCCAAGCGCAGCTTGTAAACCATAACGCTTAGCATAGGTGATGCCCGAACCCATTTGCTGTGGATTACTCTTATCCTTAGCTTTGATTAGAGTACGAGCTTCGAGACGTTCACCGCTTTCGTGTATGACCAATGTCTTTACGAACTCAATGACGCCACCCTCAACGACCGTAAAATCGGTCAGTTGAGTAAAGGTAATGCCAAACTCTGTAGCAGTTTCAGCTACAGCAATGACCTCTTCCAGCGTTGAATAGCTACTACGGAAGTGGGGATTGCTGCCGCCTCTTGATGCAGAGGGCAAGGTCTTGTGCCAAGCAACAAGTGCTTGCTCAAGATGTTGTATCTTCGGATCACTTTTCGCTTTGGGTGACGAATCCTTTGGGGTAGGTTTAGTCATCAAACTGACCTCCAATCTGTTTGAACACTGGCCGGGGATGTGGCAGCGTCCTCGGCCATTTTATATTCCATCCAAGTGGCCTTGCCGTTGGTTGTAGAAACGGACTCGATATTCCAGCCCTGATCCCGCAGATCATAAATACGAGCCGCGAGTCTCATGCAGCCATAGTCTTGCAGAGCGGACAGCGGACTGATGCGTTTGCCATCCCTCAAGGCTGCGAGGATTTGTTGATTCTGCGTCACACTAGACCTCCTTTTTGGCTGTGATGCGTACACCTGACTTGGTGCGTCTGACGGACAGGATGTCCGATACAAGCTCACGCTCGTCTTCACCGAGCATGGCTTTGAGATCAGCCTTGGCTGATTCGTGGACCTTGTGCGCATCCTTCGTTTCAATGAAGGTGTGGGCGCGATCCATAAACTGGTTGTCGCTACTCATGTCACGACTAATCATATCATCAATCGGTATGTGCTTGATGCCCGGTTGCATGACAGGATAGTGCGGAAGCTGTGGCTGCTGGTCAGTGTTGACAAAATGCCAGAACTCTTTGAGTGGTGTCTGCATTGCCTCGATGTATGCAGTGTCACGCTGGACCTTGCACATCTTCCAATCACGATTGCCAAAGATGTTGGCAAAATACATATACTCGCAATCAGCAACCCACATGTAGAACTGAAGCTGCGGCATATATTTTTGAAGCTGGTTATCAAGGGTGTTGCGTTCGTGAGTATGCTTGCACTCTGCGCCAACGCCATTGCCAGCAAGATCACGACGATACCCATCGAGCGTTGCCTTGAGCGGCACGCCTTCCCACCAGTTTGCAACAACATGCTGCCGATCCATTGGCAGTGTTGCGTTTTCAACCAGTGACATATTGAACTCTTCGGTGGCGATGCCAAGCTGTACCGGGAAAACATTTGACAGATCATCAGGCACTGCACGACCCGTTTTGATTTGCCAAAGATACTCCCAATCTCCGTTCATGATAGTCATCATGTCAGAGCCGCCAATAAATCCAGTGCGTTCCATTACGACCTCCAATCGTTGGAATATATTTAGTGCATCTATGCACCTAGGTCAAGTGCGAAAGACAATCTTTCATCTTCAATCGTGGACGTACAATCCACGAGTACTCTTTGTAGAAATCAGAAAAGGCTGGCCACCATTTGTGATGCCGGGTCACAACCTTCAGTGTGTAGTTGAAGCAGTCGGCAGGCCAATCCTGCATTTGACTAGCATACAGTTTGCAACGCATTGCACAGTCCTCTGCTGTGTCGCCGGGACTTTTGGTCATTAGCATCATCGATGTCAGCAATGCTTTCTCCATATCAGCAACAGGCAAAGGAACCATAGCCATCTCAATCATACGACGACAATCATCAAGGTTGACGTCACGAGCCAAGGTTGGTTTGAATTTTTTTACCTCGTAGTTTGATGTGAACTCAGGTTCCAGTGAGACTCCGTGCTGCGCGAGAGAAGAAAGAAGATTGAGATTGGTGCCGGATGGATTTCGATCTGGCTGGGATAATACTTCCAAAGCTCCTTGGGCTTCTTTCTGGGTCAATACGATTGCACCAGAGCTTGTAGCCTGCGTCCCAATCTGTGAGCTTTTTGCCGTGAGCTTGGTTCCAGCTACGGAACCGATTTTCTTCATAGTCATGGTCGACCTCCAACTTGAGTTTAGCATTGATAGAGTTGCGCAACTCCTTCGATGCTGACCACTCATCAGGTATTGTATGTTTTGTATTGCTTACTGACAGCTTAGTGTCTCTGTCTGAGACTACTTCATCTCGCTGTGAGACACGTAGGGTGTATCGCGTTGAGACACCTTTCGATGTTTCACGTGAAACAAATCCGTTTTGTTCAAGCCAATTCAACTTCCTACACACGGTGGCGTTAGAAAGGTGCGTGACTTCACAAATTTTTGCTAGGCTGGGGAAGCACTGATTGTTTTGATTTGCAAAACGAGCGAGTGCGATGAGAATGAGTTTGGCAATTGCATCGCCAACATCATGGTTGATGACATCATCAACAAGTTTGTATGCCATTTCACTTGGACCTCCATATCTTTTCAACGACATGATCTGGCAGGATCAATACCCACTTGGGGTCGGTGCCGTTGCCTCTCTTATATATAGCAGCATCTCTACGGTCGAGTACAGTAAAGGGTGAAGGAAACGTACCTTTTCTGTACTTTACTTCAGTGATGAGTTCGATGCCGTTGATTGTGAGGACTATGTCTCCTCGATACTCGCCGCCCAAGCTGCCAGAGAGCGGCTGCTTTTTGGCTTTGATCTTCCACGTTTTGAATAGTTTGATGAACCAGTTTTCGTGGTAGTTTCCTTTAGCGCGAGCGCGGCTTGCCATGACTCTTTCTCGTAACAGTTCAGACAGATGTTGTACGATCCTCCGCTGTGCTTGAGCGGACAGACATAGTAATGGGTGCGCGTTCCACAGGCATCGCAGTTCTTTGCTTTACCTACGCGGTCGTACTTGGATTTCACAATCAAGAGCCTCCAGCCAGCATAAGAACATGAAGCCTGATGGCAGTCGTTTGTACTGTTCCCATTTGTGTATGAGAGAAGCAGCGCAGCCGATCTTGTGGGCTAGTGCTTCTTGTGACAGAGAGTGTGCGTGACGTGCCTCGACAAGACACTCGACGGTACGTAGCCAGTTAGGGTCGATGCTGACTGGCTGTCTGAGATGCGTGAATTTTGTTGATTGCATCGAGGACTTTCAACGCTGTGTCGTATCTCATGTCGTCACGTTTTTTAGCACGATAGTACGTGCTGCCGGGTATGTTGGCCCATGAGAAAGCAGCACGTAAATCCACATCTCTTTGATAAGAAAGAGTTTTTAGTTGTGCAAAGTAACTATCCATGCACACAGTATTCACAAAGGATGCAGATATGCAAGTGCGTCACAATCACCTTGGCAATTCTTCAACTTCATACAATTCTGTTTCAAGAATTTCGAAGTCAAATTTCTTGCCAATCAAAGAGCGAAGTTCATTGCAAGCAACAACTCTTGCTGACGCATCATTGATATCAACGACATCAATGAAAGCGTTGATGTTGACATTGATTTTGTACAGACGATCACGCAAAACGGTAGTCATCACGGGTCTCCCATTCATCTACATCAGTCATTTGTTGAAGAAAGATTGGATATCTTGCGCGTTGCTCGATGTTTGAATCTACACCAGCAGCAGAAATATACGCATGTTCCTCTCGTATGCGTGGATACTTTGAATGTGAACATTTGCTGGTGTCATATTCGTTGACTGACACTTTTAGTTTGCCACCGTTTGCATCTTCAAAGGTAAACAGAACAGTAGTGAAGTCTGAATGAACGATACGTTGAACGGTCATTCCATTTGGTTTGCATGTAATGCTGAGATTCATCGTGACCTCCAAGTCAGAAAGTGGTGAAGAACTGGCAGGTTCTTCACTGATTATGGGGATGGGGGTCAGCCTCAAAAGGAAGGGAAAAGACTGACCCCCTGCAGATGATAACCATACTCGCCATAAATAACTGTCAGCCGTTGCACATACTTCCTGACAGCCGGGAGACACGAGCTTGACGGTTCCAAACCAGAAACACACACAAAGAATCTGGGACCGCTGGATATCTGACGATCGGCATCTGCTGGTGCCGCTCAAGGAATTGTCTCCCTACAGACAAAGTACCTTGTTGTTCCATGTGTTTGAACGCAATGCTTTTGCAACTGCATTAGCGCGAGTGCGTTCTACATTGTAAGGCTTGGACGCATCAGGATGTGATGCCCAATGAGTCATTGCATTGTATGCAGCCCAAGCAGTGTTGCCGAGAGTCTCACGCTCTTCACGATATTGTTTCATCAGAGCATCAAGCTGTTTCATGTTGTATCGCTCCCAGCTTGAGTTGCTTGGATATTGACACAGTTCTTCTTTGAAGAAGCATTCGACATCATCCAAGAACACTGAGCAGTTTGCCCACTGATTCCAGACATCTTTCTGATTGAAGAAGATATCAAGAGACTTCGATAGCTTGGTAGCTTCTTGCTCTGTGTTGATACTGGAACTGTGTTTGCGGAAAGTGCGTGCAACAGAATGTGGAGTAGAGCATCCATTCATACAGAACAAACGACGTCCGTCACCACTGATCTGGATAGACCATTGACCGTTGTACGAGTTCCAGAAGTTGATGTCGAAGCGAATGTAGTCACCAACAACAGGCTGGATAGTGATGTCGTTGAAGCTGATGGTGCCTTTGAGCAGCGCACCATTCTCGTAGACATCGACAGTCATAGTCCGGTCTCGACTCAGATTGGCTTTGACGACAGCTTCTTCTACCGTGTCAACGACCTGACTGTGGGTAGTGATTTTGTATTTGGAACCGTGGACACCGAGTACGTCATGTGTATCTGGCCGTATGAGGGCGCGGGACATGTTCTCGGGTACGTTGATGTTGTGTCCATCCTTTGTAAGACATGAGAGTGGAACGAGTTCGACGGGGAACTCGAAGTCATTGAGAGTTGTTGTTCCATCCATAACCTGACCTCCTGTGTGAGTTGGATGTAGTCCTTGCGAAAGTCTGCGTTGGTTTCGTATTCACCAATCGCACGTTTCAC